AGCCACATGACGATAGATATATGTTTATAGCAGGCCTAGATATGGGCTATAGAGATGATACTGCTTTTGTAGTATTAGCTACTGATGGTTCTTCATATTACATAATGGATGAGTATGTAGCGTCTGAAGGTACTACTTCTTCTCATGCAGAAGTAATATCTAAGATGATTGAGGATTGGGGTATTGAAAATATATATATTGACTCTGCCAACCAACAAACTAAAGCTGATTTAGCTTATGACTATGATATTTTTTGTGAAAGCGCAATAAAATCTGTTAATGATGGTATAGGCTATTTACAAGTATTAGTAGAGAATGAACAGTTACTATTCGATATTGAAGGATCTTCTAGAACTTACTCTAGTTTTAAAGACTATAGATGGAATACTAAAGGTGAAAAATCTAAACCATTACATAGTTGGAGTTCTCACTGTTGTGACGCGGTACGCTATGCAATATATACCCATGCTAAAAATGCTTCAGTTAGTATATACGCCTAGCATTATTAGTATAAAAAGTAAAAGATCCAAAATAAATTTTTGACTTAACACACTATAAGAATTATAATTTAATAAATGACAGAATTAAAAAGATTACCTGTAAAATACGTAAGAGACTTTATAAAAAAAGACTATAAATACGATGACTCCTGCTTTATATGTGGTAGCACAGAAAAACTAGAGCTACATCATATTTATAGTATATCTGAACTATGGAATAATTGGTTAGATAAAAATAAGTATAAAGATCTTGACCTAGAAGATATAATGAATCTTCGTGTAATATTTTACAATGAACATAAAGAGCAGCTAGATCAGCATAATCTATATACCTTATGTAAAAGTCACCACCAAAGACTGCATAACATATACGGGTCTAGGTATTCTAATTGGCGATCTGAGAAAGTAAAAGCTTGGATTATAGCTCAAAAACAAAAACTTGGAGAGAAAAATGGCTGGGCCGATACAGTGGATTAGAGAAAAATTAAACCCAATTCAGCCTTATCTACAAAGCCAAGAACCGTTAATACACCCTGATAGCAATGTCGACTATAGAGCGGCTTATGATCAAGTAGAGCTAATTCATAGGTGTATAGAAATGATAATAAATTCAGTAGTAGGTATTCCTTTTGCAATAGGTGCTGATACACAAGGTGGTCCGGTAAAAAAAGTAAATAAATTACTAAACGAAAGACCTAACCCTTTTGAAGATAGAACTAGGTTTTTTAGACGTGCTGTTATGGACTTATTGTTAGATGGTAATGTATTCTTCTACTATGACGGTAAAGACATTTACATATTACCAGCAAATGATATAGAAATACAAACAGACGCTAAACGTTTTGTTAAAAGTTATACTTACTTATTAAGTAGTTCTGGTACTAGTTATGATTCAGGCTTTGAGCCTTTTGCAGGTAGTTCTTCTAGAAACCCTCCTAGAGACACTCAAGAGACTACTAAAATAGAGTTTGACGCTTCCGAAGTTATACATATACGAGACGACAATGACGATAGTATATTTAGAGGTAAGAGCAGACTTAGAAGCTTAACAGACCTAATAAATCTATACTATGCATTATTAAAGTTCCAGAAACAGTTTTTCAAAAATAACGCTATACCAGGCGTTGTACTTACAACAGATAACGTATTAAACACAAAGATTAAAGAGCGACTGTTACAAAGCTGGAGAAATAGTTATACTACTATATTTAATGGGGCTAGAAATCCTGCTATTTTAGACGGCGGCTTAAAAATAGATAAGTTCAGTGAAGTTAACTTTCAAAGCCTGGATTTTGAGAGTAGTGTAGAAAGACTACAGCAAGATATGGCTAAAGCTCTAGGTGTACCTTATGTGCTTCTAAAAAGTGGTAATAATGCTAATATAGCTACAAACCAAGTACTATTTTATGAGCATACTATAATACCCATAGTTCAGCAATTTGCTAGCGCCTTTGAGCATTATTTTAATAGCGTTAAGATAAGGCCTGAACTTATACATATACCTGCGTTGCAGCCAGATTTAAAGTCTCAAGCGCAGTATTACTCATCTTTAGTGAATGCAGGAATAATAACAGCAGATGAAGCTAGATTAAAATTACATTTTCCTGCTATTAATGATGATACTACCAATAAAATTCGTATACCTCAAAACATAGCAGGAAGTGCAACCTCCCCCGAATTAGGAGGTAGGCCGGATAATACGGATATTGAGAACACATTAGAATCGGAGTGAACAAATGAGCGATAAAAAGTTTTTTATTCATAGCAGTGATTTAGAGATAAAATCTGCTGCTACTAAAGAAAATGATAATATAAAAATTGCGGGGTATGCTAATACGTCGCTAAAAGACAGAACAGGAGATGTAGTTTTACCAGAAGCCTGGGCTAAAGGTATTGAAAACTATAGAAAAAATCCTGTATTACTTTACCAACATGATCATGGCAGACCTATCGGTAAATCAGACATAGTAAGAGTAGACAAAAAAGGTATTTTTGTAGAAGCGTCTATATCAAGCGCAGCAGAAAAGTTACATGGAGTTCACTCTTTAATTAAAGACGGAGCTTTAAAAAGCTTTAGTGTCGGCTTTAGAGTAAAAGATGCTGACTATGACCGTAGCTCAGATACTTTCCTAATCAAAGACTTAGAATTACTAGAGATCAGTGTTGTCAGTGTTCCTTGCAACCAGGACTCTTTATTTAGCATCAGAAAAAGTTTTGAAGATGACAGCAGTTATGAGGAGTTTAAAAAACAATTTATAGCCGAAGAAGAAAATAAAGTAGAGCCAGTTCAAGAAGTAGATAACACTGAAAAGGCTGTAGAAGAAAAAGAAGCTGTAGAAGAAGTAAAAGACACTTCTGAAGAGCTTTCTGCTGCTAGTGTAGAGACTCCAGAAGACGATCCGCACAAGCCCATCCCTTTTTATAATCTTTTAAGTGCTGAGACGTCTAGCTTAGCTGCTGGAGACTTTATTCGTATGGAGGGCAAACGCTATAATATTTCAAAAATTGCTACGGCGGAAAGCCCATATTTCATATTTAAAGAAGTTGACATTAAGGGAGTTTCTAGCGATAATACTATTAAAGTTTATGCAGAGAACTTATCTGTAGCTAATACTTGGGATATTAGCACTAAGTTTGACTTAGTACTAGTAAATCACTCTTCTGATAAACAATTAACTACTTCAGAGAGAAATAAAATTAAAGATGAATTTGATGAGTTAGTAAAAGCTTCCGAGTTAGATTTATTTAATCTTAAAAATAATGATAAAGTAAAGTCTAATAATAATAATCAAATAACTTTAAATAACTTAATTAATCTAAAAAGTATGGATGAAAGCTCTTGGAGCGATACTCACTACATACTAGCAAAAAGATTTGTTAATACAGTTAAAACACTTATCACACTTCCAGAAGAAGATGATAGGAATTTTACATTACAATTAAACGGTTATAAGACCGAAAATAAGGAGAATAAACAGATGGCAACTCAAGATATTGGTGATCCCATCACTGTTGAGACAAAAAGCACTCAGGTAGATGTAGTTGAGGAGAAAACAGTTTCTAATCACGTTTCAGAGCCTCGTGTGGCTGAACTAGTCGAAAAAACAGGTGAAAAAATAATTGCTCAATCAGATGAGAAGATTAAGCATAATAACGAAGAACATGAGAACTCTAGACTGTCAGAAGAGTTAGCGGAACTAAAAGGCCAGATGAAAGCCTATCGTGACCAAATTCAGTCTTATACCGAAAGCAAAATGGTATATCAAGAGAATACGCGCAAGCATTCTCAGTTCTCGCAGAAAGATTTATCTAACGCATACTTCCTATCTAAGGCTCTAAGAAAGAACCCTTTAGATACTAGCTATGGTGTTCGTATGAAAGATGTAGTACAAGGTGGCTCAGTTTCCGCATTTGAGAACGCTTTCTCTACTAACGTTTACGAAGAAATGAGACAGCAACTAGTTGTTGCTCCACTATTTAACCGTATTGAAGTAAATGCTAGACAGTTTTCTGTGCCAGTAGCAAGTGAAGATGTAGATGATGATATCGCACAATTTGAGTCAGGAACTTATACAACAGACACAGACTCTAATGTGCCTACTACTAATCAGCACATAATTAAGAGTGTTGAGCTTACACCACACAAGTTTATGGTGAAAACGCATATTGCAAAAGATGAGGAAGAAGATACCCTTCTGCCTCTAGTAGACTTCCTTCGTTCCGCTGCTACACGCAGAATGGCGCGTTTCGCAGATAAAGTGCTACTAAGAGGTACAGGTACTCTAACAGGCTTTGATGCTACTGAATCAATGGTAGCTGGGTCTTCTAACGTATCTATTGGCATTGGAGGCGTGGCTTCTCCTATTAAAGGTATAGTTAACTTAGCAGGTGCTGTTAACGCTCTAAATGTGTACAGAGGTGAAGGCCTAACGGGTACTGCTGCTAATACTGCAAAGGCTAATGCTGCCACAGTAGCAAGCACTCGTGCTGCAATGGGTAAGTATGGTCTAGCTCTTGGCGAGAACCTAGTGCTACTAACAACAGTAGAAGGCTATAATAACTTTGTTACTGAAGACGACTTCCAGACTGTAGATAAGTTTGGTTCTCAGGCAACATACCTAACAGGCTCACTAGGTGCTATCTATGGAATTCCTCTATATATAACTGAGTTCCTAGACTCCGCTTCTGGTACTGCCAGCAATAGAGTTCTAGCTACAATGCTTTATAAGCCAGGATTCTTAATTGGTGAGCGTCGTGCTATGGAAGTAGAAAGCGAATATCTTCCAGAGCGTCAAGTAACAGCTATGTATATGTCTACTAGATTCGACATGAAAGCTCTTACAACTGAAAGCAGTGCAGCACTAAGCTCAAGTTACGCATATGCTGCTAACATTCTAAGCGGTGCTTCAGCTTAATATCGCTTTTTAGTGATAGAACTAGGGGATGTGGGCATACAGCCCCCATCCCTTTTTTAGTATTTGGAGAGATCGATTGTCTACAATAGTAACGCTTAATGATATAAAAAACTATTTAAAAATTAAATTAGATAATGATGCAGAAGATGATAGGCTTAAGTCTATAAGTCTATATGTGTCTTCATTTATTGAGTCTTACTGCGGTAGGAAGCTTTTAGCCAACACGTACACTGAATATTTTGATGGTGGAGTAGCCTCTGTCTTTATAGATAATCCTCCGATAATTGCAGTACATGAAGTATCTCATTTTTTAGGTGATAAATACTCAGCGTTAGGAGGGCCAGGAGCAAAAGGGCAACAGATAGAAACAGAAGGCTCTAGTCATAGAATACTAGCTGTAGGGTCTGCTAAAACTACATCTCGCGTTAAAAAATTTGGAGTATCCTCGTTACAGTTAGATGGTCAGTCTTCTTATTTAGTAGTACCTTACTCAGATGATTTTGACTTTGGCGGGGAGCCTTTTACTATAGAAACCTACGTAAGACCTAAAAGTTTATCTAACTCTAGTATAATATCCAAAACTCAAGATAGTGAGAACTACTGGGACTTAGGCTATTCTGAGGCTTCTGGCTTATATTTTGAGGCTAAAAGCGCTAATACTACTACTATAGCAGTCGAAGCAGGTAGCTTATCTGCAAATACTTTTAGCCATGTGGCTTTAGTTAGGGATGATGACACTTATTCGTTATATATTAACGGTACTTTGTCGGGCAATGCGTATACTACTAGTAACGTAGTACCATCTCTAGGAGTAGATATGTTTATAGGATCAGGCCCTAATGGGGATTTAAATGGTTATATAGACGAGACGCGTATCTCTTGGATAGATAGATATACTAGTAACTTTACTGTATCTGATATACCTTTATCCTCTGATGAAGACACTAAGCTGCTTCTACATTTTAATGAGGGACGTAATAAAACAGATATAGTAGACTTTTCTAGGAGAGTTAATGAATTTATATGGTATGCTGACTCAGGTGAAGTAACTTTTGATACTTCAAAAGGTAGCGGTCGCCCCGAGCTAGGATTTTTCAATCCTAGAGTATTTCAAAACTATACTGGAGGAGTTCGTGTTACATATACCGGAGGTTACTCCTCAATGCCTAATGATTTAAAAATGGCAGCACTAGATATGATTAAGATAATCTATAAAGGTAAAGAAGGTGTTAAAAGTATGAGACTTCAAGGTGACGATTCTATATCTCATGATTTATCGTCTGACGGCTTGCCTCCTCAAGTGCGAAGAACTCTAAACTTATATAGACTCCCAGTATGATAACTATAGTAACACTAATAGATAATAAAACATACACAAAAGCTTTAGCGCAAGCTCGTACCTCAAGCGCTACTAAAAGTGAAGCTCTAGGTAAGGTGGGAGAAGCTGTAACTCAAGGGATATTCTCTACAAAAACAACAGCTACTACCGCTAGTGGTAAAGCTGATATTGTAGGTGTAAAAGCTGACAAAGTAATTAGTGCTATAGAAAGATCGTATGGGGTTGATAACCCAGTAACAGCTTCTTTAGTAGCTCAAGTAAAAACAAATATGGGAGTAGACTCTATAGATATTGAATCTAAGGCTACAGAAAAGTCTTTAGGATCACAGACTATAAAAGCTACCCAGGCTACTGCTAACGTGGCAAAAAAAGATATAGATTATATAAAACGTAGTAAAGCTTTGGTAAGTGAACTTGTCAGGCTTTCTTTACAAAACGGCAATAGAAAGTCTAAGAAAATAGTTGATCTCTTTGATAAATTAATAGAAGACTTACAAAATAATAGTGATGCAGTCCCTTTATCAGACTTCAGAGAGCAAATATATAGCGTAATAGGGGGCTCCCAAGGAAAAGCCCTTTTAGATGAAGCATTTAACAAAGTAATGAAGAATCCTACACAGTTTAGAAAATTTATGAGAGGCCCTTTTGGCGCTATAATAAAAGATAAAGTTTCTAATTTAACAGTACAAGTAAACGCTGAAGTAGATAATAAAAGCCTTATATTTTTTACTACTTTTTTAGGGTTAAAGTATAAAGATTCAGATATTATAGCCACAAAAGATAAACAAGGTACTTATAGGTTTTCTCTTAGCTCTTCGTTTGAGAAAAAATTATTAGCACAAACTAGAAGCGCACTATTAAAAAACTCTTTAGGAGTAATAACTGCGGATACAAATGATGCTTTATCTTTTAATCTAACTAAAGGCAATACCTTAGGTGCTCTACTAGGAACAGAAAAGACCTTAAGAACCTTAGTAAAAAATTTATCGTTTACCTCTTTAAATATAAAGGTGCCTACTGGCGGGTCTATACCTTTAGACATAAAAATTGATGCTAGTAAAATGTTTGTAGATGTGACTGACAGAATACCTAGAATACTGACAGCTAACTTAGCGTCATTAGGTAATGTACAAAAGGGCAGATTTATCTCTAGAGAAAGAATGACTTCTTTATTGCAAATTTTAGTACTCGATAAAATGAAAAAACAAGGGCTAGCTGAGCCTCCTATATTAACTAATAGAACAGGCAGATTTGTAGATAGTCTACAGGTAGCACAAATAAACTATAAAAGTAAAATAGTATCCTATTATGCTAATCCTTTATACTTTTCAAACGAGCAATATGGGTATGAAGTATCTGAATTAGTAGAGGGGAGTATTCAAGATATTACTAGTAGTTTATATTCTCGTAGATTCGGATTGGTACGCGGTCAACTTTAAAAAATTATAATTGCCGTAGTTAATATGCTGTGCTATACTCTACTAAAGTAAGGTTAAAAATGTCTCAAAGACGAAAAATTGTAAATTACATTATTGATAATTTAAAGCTGATAGACGGTTCAATATCTTCTCTAAACAGCACTTATAGATTTAAAACTGACCTACATACTAATGTTTATAGAGGGTTTAAAGGCATTGATGAGATAAATGACTTCCCTTCTATATATGTAGTAGCAGGAAACGAAACTAGAAATTACAATACAAAAAATATAACTTTATCAAACCTACCTATTATTATTCGTGTGTATACGTACTTTGAAGAAGAAGAGCTAGTAAATACTTATAATGGTAACATAATTCAAGATATTGAACATGTTATATATAATCTTCCTAGTAACTTTGACTTAGAAATTCAAGACATACAAATACAAACTATAAATTCAGATGAAGGACTATTAGCACCTTATGGCATTGTAGAAGTACAACTGCAGGCAAGCTATGAAGTCCGATTATAAGGAGACAATAAATGGCTAATTGCGGTCCTAATACCCAGGTAAATCTTCAAAGAAATACAGAAGTTTTCTGGTCCACTATCGATCTAAATGGAGGGGGCGATGGTGCCTCAATGACTCCACAAAATACTTGGAGAGTTGAAGTACTAGCAGGGTATGCGTTTACTCAAAGTGCTACTAACCAAGATATTACTACTCTAGAATCTGGTAATACGCCAGATAGATCTACTCAAAGATTTAATACTGCTGTTAACCCTGTAGAATGGAACTTCAGCACCTATATAAGACCTACAGGTATGATAACTACTGATGGCGCTGACTCAGCTACTGGTAACTCAAAACCTGTAGCTGACTGGTTCTTATGGCAGTCTATGATGTCTAACGCCCGTGTAGCTGCTAACGGAGCAGAAAATAGTGCCTGGGAAAACAACGGCATATTCAATCTGAAGCATCGTGGCTTCTCTGATAACGCAGATATCGGTGCAGCCTCTAATGCTAACGTTTCCGCTCACTCATCTAACTTCCCACAAATGGAAGAGTATAGCTTATACTTCAAAGTAGATAACGTTGTATACCAAGTTGGTAAAGCAGCTATTAACGAAGCCTCTGTAGATGCGGCTATTGATTCTATAGCCCTAACAGCCTGGAGCGGTTTTGGTACTCAGTTATTTGAACTAACAGATACAGCTAGAGATGCAGCTATCTCTGTATTCGGCGGTACTGATAATAGTGGCTCAAGTGTGGCGGCTAATACTACTATTGATGTAGCAGGTAACGCTGATCATCACTATCATGCCTATGGTACAGCTAACGTAGCTGGATCAAGTGCTACTTCAGCGTTTATAAAGAACCGTCTAAGTTCTATTGATGTTATATCAGCAGCTAGTGGAGCAGAAAAGTCTTATACTTTCCCAGTTACTGGTCTATCTTGGACTTATAATAACAACGCTACCTATTTGACTCCTGAAGAGCTAGCTTCCCTAAACTCACCTATTGGTCAGTTTACCGGTTCTAGAACTATTACTGGAAACTTCACTGCTTATCTACGTGCAGGAGCTAACCAGTCTGCTGAGTTTATGAGAGATATTGTTACTAATACTGCGACTCAGACTACAGGAGCAAGCGCTAACCTACAAATCGGAGGTACTACTACTCCATACTTAGCATACAGTATGCCAAGAGTGCAGTTTGACTTCCCATCACACTCTATCGATGATGTTGTAGGCATAACAGTGGACTTCTTAGCACAAGAGCTAGAAGAAACATGCGGAGATGAAGTAACTATCTTTGTAAGCGATATTTAATTTGTGGCAGAGGGGGCCATAAATTAAGATTTCAATAGAAGGCGATTATTTTAACAAGCAGTAGTACCCCCTCACTAGCTGTACGTTAGAGCAAATAATCGCCTTCACTTTATATATAAAAACCAAATGAGGGGAATACCTAATGAGTTTAATTAAAAACATGATGATAAACGAAAAAGTAGTGGAAGTAGAGTTTCCAGACTCAGACAACTTCTACGTAAGTTTATCATACTTAAGCCGTGAAAAGCTTTTAAAAATACGCAATCGAGCAATGGTAATCAAGTTTAATAAGCGTAGCCGTCAAAGAGAAGAAGAAATTGATAATGATAAATTTCTTGAAGAGTACTCTAGAGAAGTTATAAAAGGATGGCGCGGTCTTACCTTACGCGAATTATCTCGTATACTTCCGGTAGAAACGGCAGGACAGGATCTTGAAAAAGAAATACCTTATTCAGAAGAAGACGCTTTAGAGCTTCTTAGAAATTCTACAATATTTGATCAGTTTGTTACTGACTCTATGAATGACTTTGAAGCTTGGGAAAATGATCGAGTAGACTCCCAGCAAAAAAACTAAAAAGGTTCATACAAGAAAAGCTCCAGACTAGGGGTATAACTAAAGAGCATTACTTTCTTATGTGTGAACAAATGGGTATAGAGCCTGATCCTAATGAGATACCCCTAGATCTTAATGATCTTTCCTACGAAGCCCAACTAGCTATTAAGATATTTAATTCATTACCTGATAAAGTAGAAGGAATGAGCGGGTCTTGGTTAGGTAAAGATTATGCAGGATTAGGCATACTATTTGATATTTATGAAGTAGAAAATCGCCAAGAAGTATTTGAACTAATGGCGCTTTTAACACATGAAACTGACACTCACTACAGGCAACAACAAAAGCAGAAAAGTAAGTCAAAAGGTAGAAAATGATTGGCCAATGCTAACTCAAATATTAACATTAATGTTAAAGCTAAAGGGGCTCAACGCTCCGCTAAAGACGTAAATGCAGTTGCAGACGCTCTTGGTAAACTAGGTGTTAGATCTGATAAAGCTTCTACTTCTACTGACGGCTTAAGTCGTTCTCAAACAAGACTAGGGCAGGCATCTGCAGCTAGTGGAAGACAGTTTAGCTCACAAGCAGCAGGACTTGGTGGTCTCGTTGGCGCTTATGCAGGCGCCGCGGCCACCATTTTTGCGTTACAGCAAGCATTTTCTGCCTTAAACAAAGCAGCCCAAGTAGAAAATATTGTTAGAGGTACACAGACTCTAGCTGCTGAGGTAGGTGAGAGCGGCAATAAGATAATAAAAAGCATACAAGAGATAACTGATAGCCAACTTACTTTAGGAGAGGCAGCAGAAAAAGCAAACTTAGCCTTATCTACGGGATTTAGTACTAAGCAAATTGAAGGTCTAGCTTTTGTAGCGAATCAAGCTTCTAGAGCTCTTGGAAGAAACTTGTCTGACGCTTTTGAGCGTGTTGTTAGAGGTAGTGCTAAATTAGAACCAGAACTACTTGACGAATTAGGCATATTTACTAGACTAGACCCAGCAGTACGTAAGTACGCTAAAGAAATTAATAAATCTGTAAATGAGCTTACAGAGTTTGAAAGACGTCAGGCGTTCGTTAATGAGGTTATCGAAGAAGGTACTCGTAAATTTAGTGCTATCGATACCTCAGCACCTTCTGCACAAAAAAGCCTAGAGAAGCTCAGCACAGCTTTAATAAATATAGGTACTCAAGTAGGAGGCTTATTAGCTAATACTTTAGCGCCTTTAGCTGATTTCTTTTCTAAAGATATAACAGGTGCTCTATCTATTTTTGGCATAGTAGCTGCTCAAGTTAGTAGAGTAGGATTTAGAGAGCTAAGCGGGGCTGCGCAGGGTGTTAATACTAGGCTCAGCTCTTTTAGAGCAAACTTATTAGAAAGCGGCTCACAAAGTGACGCCGCTCGATTTACTTTATCTGCTTTAAATAAAACTTTAATGGATCAAGAGTCTATAATAGCTAAAGGAACTAAAAAGCAAAAAGAAGTAGCTGCTTCTATATTTGCTATAGGCAAACAAGGCAAGTTATCTGCTTCAGATCTAGAAGATTTTAGTAGAGTAACTAAAGAACAAATAAAGCTACAGAAAGAGAGTCAAGCATTTGCAGCTAACGAAATAAAAGCACTGCAAGCCAAAGGTGTTACTACTACTGCTGCAAAAAATAAACTAGCAGACTATAAGGATGCTATAGTTGCATCAACAGCTGCCCAAGCTAAATTAAATAGGTCTTTAGCCTTATCTGAAACTGCTCTAGCTACCGTATCCTCTAGCGCTAGAAGAACTTCTGCTTCAATAACTATATTAACAGGGGCAGTTAAAACTGCAACTGCTGTTATTAACGTATTCTCTAGAGTTATAAGTGGTGTATTTATATTTACAGCGCTACTACCTGTAATAGAGAGTTTAATTGGGGTATTCCCTAAACTAGAAGCTCAAATTACTAACATTAAAAATGCTTTTTTAGATGCTAGAGACGCACAAAAAAGTTATGAAACAGGTATTAGGAGCTTATCTAATACAGCGGGCATAAGCGGTATTTCTAAAGAATATGAGACACTAGGAAGAAGTGCTAGAGAGGCCGCTGCTACGCAAGAAGAGGTACTAACCTTTTTAACAAAGATTGGCAAAGTAGAACTTCCGGCTATAAGCTCTGTTATAGCAGGTATTAAAGGTGTTTCAGTTCAGGCAGTAGACGCTAATAATGCGGTAGCTAATCTACAAGGGGGTTTAAGTTTATTAGCTATAGCTGGTGTTGGTGTCGCTGCTGTCGCACTTAAAACCTTTGCAGTGCCTATGGGAGCTGTTATAGCAGGTGTAGCAGGTCTAGCACTAGGAGTAGAAGCTCTTATAGCTAAATTTACTAGCTACACTCCTGTAGTTGCTGGGTTTTTTGAGAAAGTACTATCTTTTGTAGGAGTAGGCGCTACAGCTCTAACTACTACAGAGGCTCAGATAGCCTCTGTAGAAGGCAAAATAGAAGAGTTAAAAAGTAGTCTTGCTGATGCTAAAACTTTAGATGAATATTTAGGTATACGTCAATTTATAGACTCTTTAGAATCTGCACTGCCTCTTATTGCAGACGGTAGTATCGCTATAAGACAGTTTGCCGCTGAACTTTCTAAATCTACTGGACTTAATATAGAAGATATTTCCCGTAATTTAGTAGAAAGCAGTGATGGCGTACTGACTATCAATAATATAGCCGTAGGCCTAAGAAATGCACAAGGGCAAATACAAAAGACAACAGGGGCTGCAAAAGATTTATTAGAAACCTCTATCGGTTTTAGTACTGTATTTTTAAATGCTAGCTCTGAGCTTACTAATTTTAATGTTAGCTCTAGAGAGCTTATACAAACTGTAGAATCTTTAGCAAGTGCTGAGGTTAATCTTAGAGATAAACTAAAAGGAGTTAGCTCAGAGTTAGCAGTTATTGCTAGAGAAGAGGAAGAAGCTGTAAGAGCTAGAGACGCGCTAATTAAGAGTATAGAAGGAACTGACTATAGCTCAGTAGAGGCGCAAAGACTTATTAACCTAGATGATAGAACAAAAGAACTGAATCTTCAAAGAAGGCAGCTAGAAGCTACTAGAAGAGAGGTAGAGGCTCAGCTAAAAGTTGACGAAGATAGACTGGCTATATTAAAAAATATAGGCGATGAGCTTAACAAACAAGAAAAAACATATGAAAAAATACTTCAGTCTATATCAGCTGAAATAAAAGCCTTTGAAGATGTTAATCTTCAAGGTGTATTCGATATGGAGTCTTTAACTAGCGCAGAAACTTCTTTTGGTGTTGCAGCTAATAAAATAAAAAATCTTAGCTCTACTCTAAGTAAAGATTTAAATAACATAACCCAAGACTTTGAAAGAGTATTCGGTCCTGACTCTATATTTAACTTGGAAGAGCCTTTTGATAAGGCTAATGAAAGTATAACTGAGTTTCTTGCTAGAATGCAGGGATCTATAAATATCACCCCTGAACTATCTGCTGAGTTAAGAAAAGCTGAAAATGCAAGCAATCAGCTGGATTCTAGTGCTAAAGGCGTGCTAGGTACTTTTATACTACAAATTAAAGCTTTAGAAGCTCTAAAGAAAGAAGTTGCTAGGACTGTACGTGACATAAACCTAGACGAATTAAGAACAGCTATAAATGCTGAGATCTCCATAATACAACAAGCACGTAGTAATAGGCAAACTACAGCTTCTTTAGCTAAAGAGGAGAGAGACCTATCCTTACAAATATTAGACGCCAACTTACGTACTACAGAAGAAAAAACTAATCAACTAATTAATACTCTAAATACTAATAGAGAGCTACTAAACATACAAGAGAGTATGTTAGGCTCTCAATTAGAAATATCTAAAGCAAAAATAGAAGCATCAAAAATAGAGCTAGATAATGCTAAAAGCCTGCTAGAGTTAGGTAATAGAGGCATACAAAACTCTAAGATAAATAAAGACTTAAAAGAGTTATTTGATATTGTTAATGACGTTGTAGGGGCTGGAATAGACGTTGCTACTGCAGAAAAAGAGTCAGAACAAGTAGCTATTGAGATAGCTAACTTAGATAAGTTAGCTGCTCTAGATAAGCAAAGATTTGCGATAGAGCGAGAAGTAATCGCAGAACGTTCAGCACAGGCTGATCTTCAAAATAAAATGGAGCTCGCGCGTATAAAGATAGATTCCGATAGTAGAGTTAAAGCACTAGAAGAGCGTAAAAATCAAATAGCTGAAGATCGTCGTATTCTAGAGCTAAGAGATGAACTACAAAAAGAAGAAAGAAAAGCTGCTGATGAGGATAAAAAACTTCAATTAGAAACATTAAATAAACGAGTAGAAGAAGCTAATAGACTTATAAGTGGTATGAAAAATTTTGTTAGTGAGTATGGTATTGAGAATGATGATTTTCTTAGTAGGTACTCTGCAGAGCTTAGAAACTTTATAACGCAGTTAGCAGGCCTTATAAATAGTATTGGCACCATAGGTAACTTAGGGTCGGGTCAAGCAGTGGTTGCTTCTCAAGGAGCTAGACCAGTAGGCCCAGATGACGGATTTAGAGGCTCAAACGGCTCAGTAACTAACAATTTTGAAAATGTTAGTATTGAAGGGCTAAGCCCCTCAGATAGTAGCAGCATAGTAGACGGAATATTAAAAACCATAAGACAAAGAGAGTCTAGTAATAGGTACAATGTTACTAATTACGCATGGGGGGAAGGCTCTACTGCTAGTGGCGCGTATCAGTTTACTAGAGGCACATGGGCAAGAGAAGCTGCAAAAGCTGGAGTAGGTACTGAGTATAGAGACGCTATGAGCGCCCCTGCATCTGTTCAAGATGCAGTGGCAGAATCATATGTTAGAGATATCTTAACAAGAGGAGGCGGACGACTTGAGTCTGTACCTACTGAGTGGTATACAGGAAATCTTCAAGGAAACATGAGCGCTGAGGCGCTGAGAGTTAATAGAGGTTTAACTTCTGAACAATACAATACCGGCTGGATGAGAGACTTTGAAAAGATTAACGGTAGTCTTACAGCTACAACAGCTAATCTCCAAGATGCTTCAGATTCTTTAAAACGAAACGCTCAAATACAACAAAATACTCAAACGGCTTTAAGTAGCTTAGAAAATGATAGATTAAACGCTGCTGAATCTTCTTTGGATAGACAAATAGCTTTAGAAAAGCAACGAGGTAATGCTGCCGCATCGGCCTCCGAAGCTGCAGCCGCAGGACAAAGTGCTCAAATACAAAATGAGTCCCGACTACTAGACAAACGCGAAGAAGCTAACTCTGCGCAAAGACAAGCAGAGGAAGCTAACAATAAAAATCGTGAAAGAGCGGTACAGCTAGAAGAAAAACTGGCTAGAGTACGGTTAGCACAAGCTACTTTTGAAGGGCTTAGCAGGTTTGGTAATCTACTGCAGCGAGTAACAGCTGGAGTAGCGGAAGAGCGTCAAGCCCGTGCCCAAGAGTCTTATAATGAGTCTTTAGAGGCGCATGAAGAAAAACTGGAAAGAGTTAAAGAAGCTCGTGATCGAGAGTCTGAGGCAGTTACTGCTTCTATGGATATATTACGTGATAGACGAGAAATAGAACGTAGCATGTTAGACTCAATAGCTGCAGGGATTGATGGGTACTCAGACTACTTTAAACTTCAAAAAGAATATCTAGATAATATAGATGAAACATCTAATAGTACAGAGTCTCTAAAGTTAATTCAGCAAGACAGACTACTTGCTGAGCAAGAAGGGTATTTAGCACAAGTAAGATTAGAGTTTTCTGCTAATGCTCTAGCAGAGGCTAATTCAAAACTAGAGCGAGCACAAAATAGCGTTGTAAATGAACTAGGGTCTATGATAAGTAGTCTAGGAGATGCGGGACAAAAACTAGTTAGTTTTACTACCTTTGTACAAGGCTTAGCTGCAGCTGCGTCTCAAGGAGTAAGTGGAGGCGGAATATTAGGTACTATAGGTCAGTTATTTGGTTTTGACTTTTCAAATATATTTAAAAGTATTTTAGCTCCTTTAGACTTACTAACTAGTACTCTTACCGGTAGTTTTAAATCTTCTGCAGCCGCAGTGAGTAGTGTGGCTGAGGGAGCTGTTAAAGCTCAAGGTGCATTAAGTGGGGTAAGTAAGGTACTATCTGGGTTAGGTTCTATTGTAAGTACTGCTTTTGCAGGCGCTTCACTAGGTGCTATGACAGGAGGTTCTACTGTAGAGGCCCAAATAGGAGGTGCTCTTGGTTCAGTAGTAGGCGCTAGTATAGCTGCTGCGGTATCGGGTACTGCTTTTGGCTCTGCTCTAGGTAGTTTTCTTGGGCCTATAGGCACAGTTCTTGGAGGGCTTTTAGGAGGCTGGATAGGCGGTTTGCTAGGTGGGGGTTCCAGTAAGTATACTACTGCTGAATTTAACATAGCTACTGATAGGGTAAGCGCTGGAGGGGCTCAAGGAAATGCTTTAGAGCCTATTGCTCAATATGCTAAAAGTTTAAACACCTTATTAGAAGATATTATTGGAGTGAGTAATAGAGCTCGATCTTTCGATGTACTTTTACGTACTAGAGAAGGTGACATAAGGCAACAAGAATTATCGACTACAATAAATGGGAGCCAAATTAGAAGGGGCGTTAACTTCAATGATGCTGAGAGCGTATCCAAAACAACCTTTGAGCTGTTATTAAAAGGATTTACTACTGCTGCCTTTGATGTTAGACAAGCTATTGGAAGACTTGATTTTTCTGATGATATTGAAAAGAACTTAGAAAAAATATCTTTTGCCGCCTCTTTTAGAGAAATTATAAACAATATACAAGATCAAATAACATCAAGCTACATAACCCTAGATCAAGAGGTAGACAAAATTGCTGCTACTACAGCAGCTAATATAAATCAAGTAACAAATGGATTAGTTGCTGATTTTCAAGATTTAATTACTAGAACAATAGATGTTTTTGGTGAGAACTCTTACCGAGTAGGTCAGTTAGAAAGTTACGGCTCTAGTCTTTTACTTAGTTATGCAGGATTAGCTGTTAGCGCTGGAGGTGCGGTATCTATAATAGAGCGTGAAGCTGAAGATATGAATAATCTTGCACTAGTATTTGCAAGCATTGAGGGAGAGACTAGAGGGTTTAGAGACTCGCTAATACAGTTAGGTACTTCTGCTTCTGAAGCTGATCGTATACTAGAAACAGGTATAGCCTTAAAAATACAGAAAGTAGCTAAGGACTTTGAAGAGGCTATTGATAAAGCTGTTAACTTATCTAAAAATATAAATAATGAAGTATACGATAGTCTTGAGGAAATTTTTAAAGCTCAAAGTTTATTAGTTCAAGATGCTCGTTTAGTTCAGTCTACTGTGTCTGGCACTTTTGGTATTATAAGTAAGACAGAAAATTTAATTTATAGACAACGCATGAGGTTGATAGCTGAATCTTCTGATGAGCAGCTAATAGCTATTAGAGCTCTTACTGCTGTAACTGCTGAATACTCTGATGCCGTCACCCAAGCCACAGCACAAGCAGAAATAGCTTCTAGAACCCTATTAGGATTATTTAATACCTCAGAGATACAAAAGTCAGCTAGACGTTCTGAGTCTAGACTATCTTTCAACTTTGCTTCTGTAGGCTTAGCTTCAGGAGGCGTAGTGCCTGGAACTAATGCTCAGCAAAATAAAGATTCTGTTCCTGCAATGTTAATGCCAGGAGAGTTTGTTATAAACAAAAAATCTTCTGAAAAAATAGGATACGACACTCTATACTCTTTAAACTCTGGTAATTTTAATCAAATGGCTGCAGGAGGTAGGGTAGAAACAGGGCTAAGCGGCGGTGCGTTAACTACAACTGCTACTCCTTCAAACACAAGATCTAGTTTTGCTGCATATGAGTTTGACGGCACAGCAGCATTTATTTCTTTTGCAGAAGCTGCTAATATATTAACAGACGCTAATGAGGAGTTATATGACCAGTACTTAAATATCTTTAGATCTATAAACTCTAATCTAGTTCCTGCTCTAGAGTTTACTCAAGATAAACTAACTGAAGGTAATATACTATTAGCGCGTGCAGCTTTTGAGTACTCTACTGGGGTTAGAGATGCAGTAAGTGTTACTGACTCTCTTAATAAAATTATAGCAGAGACTAGAACTCAAGAAGTACTTCGTCAAGCAGGCCTTGTAGCCTCTATTGATGAGATAGGCAACTTTGTAGACGCCTCAGACTCTTTCTTTTTATCTTTGCAATCTCCTAAAGACTCTTTGGTTGAGCAATCTGGCTTATATAAAGAACTGTACACAGCTACTAATGAGCTAAATAAGCTATTAGCTCAAGGATCAATAACAACGGATCAGTACAATAGCTCTATTGACGCTTTAAATACTGCTTATACAGCTTCTATAGAGTTAGTTCGTGAATATAATGAGTTTTTTATAGATCTTAATGACAGTCTAGATGATACAGGAGCTTTAAGCAATGTAAGAGCATTAGTAGCTACCTATGTAAATAGCATAGATAGAGTAAGCTATGCTGTACAAGACGGTATTATTGCTACTGAGGACGCATATAAAAAAGAAATTCAAGTAAATACGCTATACAATCAAAGAAGACTGGCTTTAGTACAAGACTCGACTGAGGAGCAGCTAAAAGTGCTTAGAGATGCTGCTACAACTGCAGAAGACTATGGCGGTGGAATAGGTACTATAGTAGACTTTACATACTCAGTAGGGGCGGCCACAGAGTTACTTACTAGACAGTTACAAGCTGCGAGTGAGAGTTTTGCTAGTTTTGAAACCTCTTTAGTTGACTTTTACAACTCTACACTACAAGCATCTACAGGTTTTGGATCACGCCTAACAAGATCTGTAGAATCTATATTTTTAGAGGCAGGAATTATTTTTGAAGAGTCATTAAGCGAATTTTTTGGCTCTGTAGGCAACTTTGCTGTTAAAGCACAGCAAGGCTTAATAGGTTTGAATGACTTAGAAACAGCTTTAGGGCAGTTAAACTATCAATTAACAGTTAGTGAGTCTATAAATATTGAAACATACAAAACAGGAGTTAGTATACTTCAAACTTCCTTTATTGACTTTGTTAGTACTTTCCAAGATATGAGAGAAGAGCTTGATAGTGCTAAAGACTCTATGGAATCTTTTAGGTCTAGCCTGTATGACTCGTTTAATTCAGTGGTTAGAGATATTACTAGACTACTTGAAGGTATGGTGTCTACGTATAGAACTAACTTTGAAAACTTAAAAGGACTATTTAATTCAGCAGTATCAGATCAAGCCAGTGCTGAGGAAGAACTATATAATACGCTATTTGATGCGCAGAAAGCTTTTGCCGCAGCAGGAGGCAACTTAAGCCAGCATGTAGATAGAATAAATGATATTGTACAAGGACTTGACCCTCAATATACTGGATATGCAGGTTTAGACCAGTACTTAACTGACTTAAAATTAGATATAGAATCTGGTACAGCTGCTATAGGCAGTATAGACACTACTACGCCTATATCTGAACTAAGAAACAGCCTAGAAGATCAACTACAAAGGCTTTCAGAACTGCAAGCACTACCTGACTCTGCTGATAAGTTTGTTAAGATAAGCAGAGCTCTTTCTACTATAACAGATTTAGAGTCACAAATTAGCGGTACTACAAATACTACAGATAGCTTAAAAGAAGCGGCATTGGCACTAGTTGGAGTAGAAAAAGAACTTAACTTAAACAACACTACTGAGGGTCTTAGAAATGTAGACCTTACTTTAACAGAGATACAAGAAGATCTACTAAAGCGTGCAGTGGATGCTCGTGATGCTTATAATGATGCAAACTCTGTATTAGACGGGTATAATGCTGCTTTAGCAGATAATACTGTTTATATTGACGGACTGGCTGATGCTACTTTAAATGTCAATCAAAAAATAGAGCTATTTACAGATAAACTAGCTAGTGTTAGTGATGAGTTTGCTAATGTACAAGCAGCCATAGATAGTGTTACTACTGCAAACTTATCTGACGCGCTAAGTAACATTGTATTTAGTCAAGATGCGTATAATATAGCAGTTGAGCCTTTTTCTAACTCTGCTGAAGTATTAGAGCAGCTAACTGCTTCTATCGCTGAGTACCAAAACATAGTAGACGCTAAAACTGCTTATGAAGAGTTGTATGGTGCTATTGATATTGCTAGTAACACTCTACCTTTAGAAGAGTTTCAAGAGTTAAATACAGAGCTTCAATTCTTAGAGAATAACTTGACGTCAATATTACAGGCTATGGATCCAACTGCTATGGGCCTAGATAGCCTTGAGACAGTATTTAAAACTTTCGTAACTGATGCAATAGCGCTACTAGAAACGCCTATACAACTAGACATAGTTGAGCCTAGTTTAAACACTGATTTACAGCAATATACTCTAAACACTACTAGTACAGAAAGTAACCAAGTTGCGTTCGGCACTAGTGCCACTAATAGCCTGTTGCAGTCTATTCTTACCGATGGACTAGGTGTGCGCTCCCCAGGTTACTTATATTATAACAATCTTTACTTAGAAGATATTAGAAAAATACTGTCAGAGCTGTTAGTAGTATCAGGAGGAGTTGTTCCTGCACTAAATGATATTGCAGCGCCTGTAGCAGGAGAGTCGTCTGTCTCTTCTGGTACCTCTACTGTGTATGCAGGGCCAAATGTTTCTAATTTAAGCGGGCTAACAGGTCAGTTGTTTTCTGTGACCGAGCCTATTGCTAAGCCTGCTGACTATTTTTATATAGTAGTACCTCAGATTATTAGATTTGACCAGCTTATTGATATAGTTAAGGCTGAGTTAGACATATATGATTTTGCAACTATAGTTAAAGTATCACATACTATAGATACTTGGATTGATATAGTAAAAAGAACTACTAACTTTGATGAGTGGTTAGATGTAGTTAAACGTAATACTACCTTTAACGAATGGCTAAACATAGTAAAGATAGACACAAAATTTACTGATTGGGTAACTATTGTAAAACAGGACCATGACTATAGAACTTGGTTTAATCAGCCGACACCATTAGATACTAACTACTTAAAATGGTTTATACCTAAGCCAGAAAATACTAGCTGGGGTATGTGGTTCTCTGCGCCTACTTTAACTGAAACTGGTTTTGCAGACTGGTTTACATGGCCTCCTACTACTAAGTGGGAAACTAGCGGGTATGATTGGTTTGATATCTCAAGAAGAGAGATTAGGTATATAGACTTTTTTGATGTTAGAGAAAAGATAGATATAAATACTTTTGTAGCTTCTATACCAGTAACTGCTGAGACATTCTTTAATATTAGCACTATGACTACCACTTTTGACGATTGGTTTTATATATCACCTAAGGCGGGTATTGGTTTTTATGACTTCTTTACAGGCCTAGTAACAGTAGACACCAAAGCTTCTGATTGGTTTGTACTAGACTCTCCTATAGACTTGGTACCTTCTGATCTGTACACTGTAAGCTCTCCTGTTGAGTTATCAGCTTATTCACTGTTTAAGCCTAAAGTAGAAAATATTGAAGCATCTGCTCTTTACTCAATACAAAGCCCATTATTACTGAACCCTAACGAAGTACTAGCTATAAATGAGCTGGCTAAGCTACCTCTTAGTTATGTTGATATATTTGAGCTAGGAACTACTAGACTAGAAATTACAGATATGTTTGAAAACTACTCTGTTAACGGCGGTTTTGACTTTGTTAGAGCTAGAATAGACAGTAGCGATATATTTGATATAGAAGCGTTTAGACAGAGCGGTTTTGAAAGTAAGCTAAAAATAGATCCTTCAGATTTATTTACTGAAGTCGATAACAATTGGTGGGTACCTGAAAAAACTGTTGGTATAACTCCAGATACCTTTTTTAGCCCTTTAACAGGGGTAGCTCCTTACGACTTTTTCTTTGTAGAACCTACCTTATTAGCTACTAATTTTTATGACTGGTTTGATGCTGCTGATAAAATAGATATTTCTAATGTATTTGAGCTATTTCAGCCAATACCTTTAGATTTACGAAATGCTTTTGACCTTTCTAATACTAGAGAGCCATTAGCTCCTAGCCAAGTATTTACTTTATCTCCTAATCCTACCGTTGTTCAAGCATCTCAAGTATTCAGTATAGGGGCCAAATATAGACTACAAGGTAATGAGATACTTGAATTTATACCTTATGAAATATTAGCTAGTGAATTTATAGATTTTTCTTATTTAAGAAGCAATCCTTATCAAGTCACTGCTATAGATTTATTTACTTTACTAGGTACTGTTCCTGTAAATCTGTTTAATTACTTAGAAGTAATAGGTAGAGCTACTTTTGCTGCTAAAGATGTTATAAATGTTGCAAAGAGCACTTTTTATGGGCAAGACTTAATATCTATTCAACCAGTAAACCTAACTTCTGATAGCTTATTTACTGTTAATACTCCTACAGCGCTACCAGGAGCCTCTTTCTTTTCTATAAGTGCGCCTACTGCTCTGCCTGCTGCAGCATATATAGGGGTTGATGAGAATGAAAAACTTGAGTACAGGTTCGATCAAATACTTAACATTATTGGAGATCCTGTACCTATAGCACTAAATGATGTTTTTTCAAACTTTAGTTATAGAGAGGGATTTGCTTGGACTAAGTACGCATTAGCAGTAGAAGACGTTGTAGATTTAACTGTATTAACTACTAGCGGATTAGTAGATAAACCAATTCTTTCTGTTAGCGATCTTATCGGTAACTATGCTTTTGGTGAATTAAAGTTAGAAGATAAAATAGATATTGACTATGATAGTCTATTTAACCCTATAGTGCAAAAAAATTCTGACTTCTACACATGGTTTATCAAAGATAAGTTATCCACTACGTTTGCAGATTGGTTCTATATGAATGAAGCTACTAAACTTGATCTAGGGGACTTGGTTAATAATACTGTACCTTTAGATTATAGAGAAGTATTTGATTGGAACAATACAACTAAGATTAAACCTGCTGAGTGGGAGCAAGTATTCTCCTTTGACGCTACTAGAAAAATAACTGTAAGAGTATATGATATAATGGTTATCGAACCTGCAAGTTATGATGCAGATACCCTTATAAACCTTAATAAAAGTACTGTTGATGTGTCTCAATTAATTACTATAGGCCGTAAAATGAACCGCACTGCAGGTTCACTTATTGACATAACACAGCCTCTTAGAGTAAGTGCAAGTAACTTATTAGAAATAGTCTCTCCGCTACTAGTTGACCTAAATGAAGGAGTAACATTTGAAAAAGCTGTAGTAGACGGTTCTGAGATATTTACTCCTGTAGCCTCTGAGCTGTCTGGTATTAACTTTTTTAACCCAACTCAGTTTTCTATTACAGGAGCTGCGTTCTTTACCCCTATAGCAACTGCTATAGACGCTAACGATTTGTTTAATATAAGTAAAAAAGTACCTATAGATGTTACGGCTACATTTGAATCTGATTTTATGAAGATGGTAGATGCTATAAATGTCTTTAAAACCGAAGCAATACCTTACTTAAAAACAATAAATGATAGTTTAAATGATCAACCAAACGACAATGCTTTAGCATTATATGACCAAATTTGGGATTACTATCAGAACACATTTTTAAAGAGCTACTATGACCAATGGACTCCTAAAATAGCTAAGCTTGCTGATATAGCCAAATCAGTATCTTCCAGTGTGGACCTTCAAAAAGAAATTAGGACCACTCTAAATGCTATATGGAATTGGCTTCAGGTATTTTTAGAGCCTAAAATAAAAAGTATAGACAGTTCTTTAGATAGTATTGACAATAAGTTAACTGACACAAATAACTTTTTAGAAAGTATTGACAATAAGGTAACTGACCTAAATAACTTTTTAGAAAGTATTGACAATAAGTTAACTGATACAAATAACTTTTTAGAGACTATAGACAGTTCTTTAGATAGTATGGACGATAAGTTAACTGACACAAATAACTTTTTAGAGACCATAGACAGTTCTTTAGACAGTATGGACGATAAGTTAACTGACACAAATGGCTTTTTAGATACCATAGACAGTTCTTTAGATAGTATGGACGATAAGTTAACTGACGCAAATGGCTTTTTAGATAATATAAAAGGGGTACTAGATTCTATAGAGCTTCATATGTTTAACATCGAAGGTAATACTGCTTGGTTAGACGATATTGAAAAAGTATTACGTGAGTCCATATTCTTAAAAGCTCTTGGCGACTTACAAGATATAAATAAAGTTAGGTATACTTATCCAGGAGCTACTACTACTTATGTGCCTGGATACAAGACAGGAGGCATGGTAGACGGCCCCGGTACTGGAACTAGTGACTCTATACCTGCTAGACTTTCAAAAGGCGAATTTGTATTAACTGCTAATACTGTTTCTAAGCTTGGACCAGAATTTTTAAATACATTAAATACTACTGGAAGGCTAGACTCTGCCCTATCCACTTTCGGGATACGCGGAGATACGCAGATGGCCCATATTAATGATACAGAAGCTAATTTACTAAAAAGTATTGGAGGCTCAGGCACGACTAATTCTGCTACAGGACTAAAACAGTACTTTTTTGATGGATATAGAAATATCTTAGGAGAAACAGCTGCTTCTGCTTATTCTTCAGGGTTTAATGCTATTGCTAACACTAATATAGGGTTTGAAGCTTACAGACCAGAAAGAGTAAGTTCTAACTCTAACTGGGATACAGCGAACTATGCACCTAATAGTTTTGCTAAACAGGCTATTGTTTATGCAGCACAATATATTGCAGCTTCTAGAAACGGAAAAAACTGGGGCGTTGGAGATGCAGCCTCAGCAGTAGGAGATCTATGGTTTGAGTATGACAGACCTAATAGAGTTCAGTTTAATAGGGGTAATAGATTTAATAACTCATCTCCTTCTACTAGTAATTGGGACTCTATAATAAATAGGGTAAAAGGCCTATATCCTGCTTTTGCTAACGGAGGTATTGTTTCAGGACCTGGAAATGGTACTAGCGACTCTATTTTGGCTATGCTATCTGACGGAGAGTATATTGTTAGAAATTCTTCTGTTGACAATGTGGGGGTAGATACGTTAGACTATATTAATAATAATGGGGCTCTACCTACAGGCGACACTAACATTGAAGTCAACATAATAAACAAAGGTCAGCCAGTAGAAACTGAGACGCAACCTGAAGTTAAAATAGTAAACGGCAAAATGGTGGTAGATGTAGTACTTAAAGACTTAAGAACTAATGGCCCTATAAAACGTAGCATAAAGAAGATTAAATAATGGCAATATACCCCACAGACGCTGCAATGAGTGATAGACAACCCGATAGGGGCTACTCTATAAGTAAAAGAACTAATAGTACTAGATTTAGTACTACTTTAGGGTACGAAAAAACTAAATTACTAACTAGAAGGCAGCTTAGGACTTTTACTTTTACTTATAGTAATATAGATGATACTGCAAAAGATAATATAGAAAATTTTTACGCTGCTAGAGGTGGAGATTTTGAATCATTTGTTTTAGAGCTGTCTCACTTCAATCTTAGCGGCACTACTCTCGTTAGGTTTGGGGGAGATTTAGTAATAGATCATGTAATATCAGGTAATGATATAAACTACTATACCATAACATTAACGTTGGTGGAGGCATAAATGTCTTCTAGACTGTACGATTTTACTTTAACACTTGCTAATACTTCTTCTCTAGAGGCAGGTATGTCTATATATGGAACCTCTTCTAATGCTTTAGGAGAAGTAATCTCAGTTACTGGTAGTAATGCAAAAGTAAAAGTTAGTAATGTTTCTCATTACTTTCAAGTTGGAGAGACTATACTATCTAATAGCAGTAGCGTAGATATCACCTATGAATCTCAAAGATATACAAGTACCCCCGTAGTAATATTTTCTAATACCTACTCTATAGACGGCACTACAAACACTTTTTCATTGCCAGTATCAGCGGACTATAAGTCTGAAATTCAAATATATGCTGATAATATATTAGTGCCTCAAAGTTTATATGAGTTTCCTAGTACTGCTTTAGACAATCTAGGTGTAGACTTTAACTTAGCTCAGATTGCTACTTTTCCTGCAGCTAATGACACTGCAGTAATAACTGAGGCACTATTTCCTGATACTTCTATAACCTCTTTAGACTTAGTAGTTGCTAGAGGACTATCGAATGTTAACTCTTTTATAGCTTCTGCTACGCCAAAAGAGCAAACTAATATATTAACAACAACTGTATCTGATATTACCCCCTCAAACTATATTGCAGTAAATAACAGTTTTGAGCAAGAGCCTATAGTTAGACTGTACTCTATATATTATCCTGGCAATTGGTACCCTCCTACTGCTAATGGCAATCCTAATGACTCTTCTTTAGGTAGCGCGTGGCCTTACCCTTTTCCTTTACGTTATGCTCAGATTTTTGGAGAAGATTTTAACATACCTAACTATAGTATTACTTTCGCCAATAATAGTTATAGAGCATTTCCTATAAACTACCCTGGTATTAGTATATCTTCTGATGGCAGTGTAGGAGAGCTAAGTTTAGAGCTTAGTAGTATTGATTTTACTATTGTGTCTTTAATAGAGAATCCTAACCTAATAGGTTATAATAATACTTCTTCTGTTTCTGCATATGTAAACGGGGACTTAGTTACTAATATTGATCCTCGAACAGTGCCTGGAAATGCCTTATTTGATTCTAGTATTGTAGATCTTAGAGGTGGTCAGAATATTGCTTTTGATTATGATACTACTATTTCTTTAGGAGAAGAGTGGGTAAGTACTCTAAAAGATTCTAGAGACCTACTAGGCGCTGTAGTAGAAATAAAAACTATATTTGCGTCTATGTTACAATTTTGGCCTGAGTACTCTAGGATTGTTTCTATATCTGATAATATAATTACTTTAGATAGTAGTGCTGTATATAGAGTAGGAGATGTTGTTAAAGCAAATAGTACTAGCGATGAAAAAACAATAGCCGCAGTATACCAAGACAATAGAATTAAGTTACAAGAAAGTGACTACTCTAGCGCTACCATAGGCGACTCTTTATTTATAGTTAATCAAAATGCAGATGAAAATGCCTATGTTGAGAATAAATTCATTATTACTAAGATGAACAGCTATGATGATAATACAGTAAATTTCAACTTGTCAAATAGAACTACTAACCTTCTTGACACGCTACCTAAGCGTAAATTTTATAGAGGAACTTGTCCTTGGCAATATAAAGGCACTGAATGTAAATACCCTGCTTCTGGTTCTGGTACTATACCTAGCACCTTTCCTGAAAAAACTGCTAATGGGTACTTTACAGCTAATAATGCAGAAACACAAGATCCTAAGCTAGATGTCTGCTCTAAAAGTCTAAGTGCGTGTAGACTAAGAAATAACAGCCAAAACTTTGGTGGATTTATAGGTGTTAGTGATGAGATTTGAAGAATTAAAAGACACTATGGGTAAATATTCTCAAAGCCAATACCCTTATGAAGCTTGTGGTATCATAACTAAGTCATTTAACTTTGTGCCGTCTAAGAACATAAGTAAGAGGCCTAAACATAGCTTTATGTTAGATCCTATACTCATGCTAGATTATGATAAAGATATATGGGGCATATTTCACTCTCACACAGACGATAGGTTTGTAGAGCCTAGCTCTGAAGATTTAAAAATGTGCGTCTATACAAACTTAAAATTTATACTTGGAATTAATAATAAATTTTATATATACTGGTACGATATAGATAAGGATATAAAAAGATATGAATACTTCAAAGAAAGTCACTGTAAAAATCTCTGAGCCTTTGCTTCAGTTTTTTGAGGTAGAGGAAATAGTGATATTTGCTAGTGACTATAGTGACATAATATCTTGCCTACTAAACCAATTTCCTTATTTTTATAAATTTTATACTTCTATAGACTCTAAGAGTAAATTCCAGGACATATGCCTAATAGAAGACAGACGCCCTATTAACAGCTCCTTATACTCTAAAAAGTTAACCAAAGATACTGAGGTATTTTTAGCTCCCTTAATATTCGGTAATCAAATGTCTTACTCAGAATACTACTCTGAGTTATCTTCTAGTTTTATATACCCCTTATTTGGGTTATCTACTGCAAGCTATGAAACTTCAGACTTTGAAGGGCTAAATAAAAGAATAATTGACTCTTCTTTATTCGGTAATGCCGAGCAAATATATGATGTAAATATACGAACGCAAAACGACTCTTTTGGTGCTTTACGAATAAATAATAATGCTAACTTGCCTGTACCTATAATATACGGTATGACAAGAGCTTCAGGCACTATAATAAATACCTATATTAAAAGTTATAGAGCGGACCCAGATATATTTAGCGTTAAAGACGTAATGGTAAAATGACAGATATTAATCCTGCTACTTATGTAGATTTAAGTTTTGGACAAGACAAGGCTTACTCAAAAAACTTAACTAAGTTAAATACAGAAGTTCTATTTACTCATGTAGGCTTAGCAGAAGGGCCTGTATACAGAATTAACCCTAATGGTCCTCAAGATATAAGAGTAGAAAACAAGTTTATAGACGATTTAATAAATGAGTTTGATGAGCCTGATCCTTATGTATTTCAATACGTAAGCTCAACTGGCTCAGTTGAACAGCCTGTACTACAACCTTTTGGGTCTGAAGTAATTAACAGCGTACGGTTTTCCTCTCCCACAGTATTAAAATCAGGACAAACAGGCGGCGTAGAGACAGGAGTTCCTCAAGCTAACTTACAGTTTTTTCCTACTTCTGCTGAAATAAATGATACTTTTATTGATACTATAGTAGTAAAATTCTCTGTGGACGAACTATATAGAGAAGTTACTGAGAACTCAAACTCCCAAGATTATCAAGAACAAAGACTTGATATACGTATATTAGTACATCCTTTCTCAGAAACATCAAACATAGATAATTATGTTGCTGCTGTACAAAAGTCTTTTAGCGCTGTAATAACTTTTCCTACTATCTTAGATATACCAATAACTATACCTAAAACTAACTTAAGTACTAATGGTTATAGATTAAGTGTTCTAAAAGCGTCTGATGACTCTTCAGACTCTAGCATATCTTCAGAAGTCTCTTTATTAGGTTTTGATGAGATAGCGCATGACAGTTTTTCTTACCCTAAAACAGCTACTATAGGCTATGCTTTAAAGGCTACTAATTTTAGAAATCAGATACCTGACTTTACCTCTATGGTAAAAGGCAGTATCGTAAAAGTACCTTCTAATTTAGATCAGCCTATATTAGATAATGGAGAGGTAGATTGGAGAGAGTTAGAGGTTAGCTCTCCTAGTGTTACAGGTTACAAACTACAATCAGATCCAGATACGGTACTATACGAAGATAATCCTGTCATATTCAAAGGTATTTGGGACGGCTCTTTTAAGCTAGACTGGACTCAAGATGCAGTATGGCAAATATACGACCTACTAACAGACAAATTAGGTATTAGTGAGTCTGAAATTAATAAATTTAACTTTTACTCAGTATCACAGCTTACTCATGGGGTAGACCCTAATACCGGTAAATTTTTTGGAGTACCCGCGTATGCTGATGGGACATTCAGACATAAGCCTAGAGGCCAGTTTACTAGTATTCTTGAGAATCAGGTAGGGGAGTCATCTAGTACTCAAATAAATGAAAGAAGATTTATATCAGATATATACATATCTAACCAAATAGATGTATTTGAACTTATAAGCAAGCTTGCTTCCTCTATTAGATGCGTATTAAGTATTTCAGGTAATAAAATAGAGCTTATACCTGACGCACCAGGAGCAATCCCAGAACAAATGTTTAACGACGCAGATACCACTAGCGTATCTTTTAGTGGTATTAGACGGGATGAAAGAGTGACTGCTGTTGAAGTGGTCTTTACTAATGGGGCTAAGAATTTTAGTAGAGATGTAGTTAGAATAGAGAACCCTGACGCAGTAAATGTTCAAGATAGAATTATTACTATAGAACTGCTAAATTGTTCAAGAAGAAGTCAAGCAGCTAGATTTGCTCAATATATTTTAGCCTCTAATAGGTATATAAAAAGAAAAGTTAGCTTTAGTACTGCTACAGGTTGTGAACATTTATACCCAGGATCTATAATATCTTTAGCTACCCAAACTGCTACAAATATACTAGGTTATAACGGTATTGTGCAGGAAGATAGTAATAATTCTAACACAAGGATCAAGCTTCAACACATAGCATTTCCTAGACTGTCTAATAATGTTTTTAACTCTAATACTGCTCCTTTAGTTTTAAGACACTTTAGTAACCGTAGCTCAAAATCAGAACTATATTTATTAAGTAACACATCCTATACTCTTGCTGCAACAGGCAATACATATAACTCTATTGATAATTTTGATTATGTAGAGGTCCAGCCTATTGCTAAATGGAATTATGATATAAAAGAGTTTGAAAACTTTAGCACATTTGACCCTATTAGCATTCCTGAATCTAAAGATTTATGGGCTTTAGGAGAAATTACCCCCTCAGACTACTATACCTCAGATGCTGGTAAGTTATATAGAGTAGATAGTATTAACTTGAGAGAAGAAGGCACCACTGAGCTTACTGCTAGCGAGTACATAAGTAATGTGTATATAGACAGTGAAACTTTAATAAACTATGATCCTCTAGCTATAAGAACTATAAGTAACCCCTTTGCTACCCCTCCTCCCCCTTTAGTAGGACTATCTACTCAATTCGTAACTACTTCTGGAGGTAATGTAATACCCAACCTTTACGTAAATATAACTGGTTCTACAGGCCTTTATTCTACTCAAGTTGCCTTTGTACCTTTAACCAGTTTTGTACCCTTGCTTTAGGAGCATAGAAACTATTGGCCAATAAAACATTTAACATAGCTAACACAGCTCCTTTTATAAATGAGCAGAGTATAGCTCTACTAGGAAAAAACGGTTTTGTAAGCACTTTAGGAATTATAAAGCCTTTAGTGACTAACTACTCTGTATCAAATAGTAATCTAGTATTAACAGTGAGTAATCTTCATTTAATGGACGATGATAACTTTAACTGCCATATACTAGAAGCTAGACAGAATAGTGAGTTTATATCAACTACAAACTACGTGCCAGATAACTTAGTTAATTTTACTATAAATATAAAAAGCTCTAGTAGTACTTCAGGAGCTGCCGAAGGTCTAGTAGGGCATGAAAGTACCTTATCCCAGGCTACTGCAAATATAACATCTTTCGATATATCTGCTAATACAATTAGTATAGATTTCGGAACAACTGAGGCGGCTACTACTGTAGAATCTTTATTACTGCCTCAACCTTTTTATATAAATTTATATCAGTTAATAGACAAGAGATTTTCTTCTAGTAATACCTTTTATCTATCAGGAGGTCTTAGGGTAGTAAATAATACTCATAATGTAGTAGGGCAGACCGGTACCGCGACTTTACCTATAAATACTACAGTACCTAATAAAGGTTTAATTGACGTTTACATAAATGGGTCTACTAATAAAGAAAATTTAGACAGCTTTAACTATACTCCTGGTAGTAACTTTATTGAGCTGCCTTTAGCTTCTACGTATAGACAGGTTAGGACTCGTATTAGAGACTACACTGTGCCTGTGATAGAGCCTCAAGATAATATTTTTATACATGATAATCAGCAATCAGTATCTGTTAATAGTGTTAGTTATATAGCAGGTACTACAAACTACAATCAGGATTTGTACACCTCTGACTTTTTTAAAATTGAGCTTTCAGACAACTTAGCCTCTAATGTTAGTGCTAGCTCTATAACTAATGTAACCCCCGATTTAATTGCTGATATAGCTGGTACAAATACAGAGGCTAGTACTTTAACTGTAACCTATGATGATGTTGTGTACCCGTATACTTACAGTATGAACTCTGAGTTTGTATATAACATGATACCTCTTAGTTATTCAGCTTTTAAAGATGTAACATTAGATGATGGTATATTTAGAGTACCTTCTGCAGAAGAAGGCACATACATATTTAAAGTTGTGGCTTTAAATGAGCTTAATAGAGCCAGTCCTCCTGTAACTTCCTCTGTTACTTTTGATGCGCTTCCTTTAGGCCAAGTAGATAATGCATCTTTAGAAGAGGTACTTTTTAAAGACAGAACTAAGGGTATTATGTCCAGAGTGTTAGGTAGCTTTGATCATATACTTAACAGGAACGTAACAGACTATGAAATTTCTTATAAAATAAATCAAATATCAGGCAGTGAACCTCATCCTAGTGGCCTGGTTAACTATAACTCTTTTAAAGTAGACGCTTCAGGAGTAGATGATAATAATAAAATAAACTTTGTTATAAACAATCTTGATTTAGGTAACTTTGGTAATACCTACGAGTTAGAAGCTAAAATAGTTCCCTTAAATGGCATATCTAAAGGTGTAGAGAATATTCAAACTATACTACTACAAGGTAAAGCTGAAAACCCCCAAGGAGTACGGAACTTTGAAGTGTACCAAAGTGACTCTTCAGTAGTATTTGAGATTGAATATCCTATAGATGATCAAAATAACTTAAGTGAATTAGATATACTACATACAGAAATTAGAGTAAAAGCTCCTCTAGACTCTATTAACACTAATGAACAGAGACTAGCAGCATTTAATAATAGTGATATACTATTACTAATACCTCACCCTCTTACTAGGGCAGAAATATCGATAGATAGAGTAGGGGCAGGTAATTTTACATTTACAACGCGTACTGTAGATACTAGTGGTAATAAATCAACTGAAGTTGCCGCAAGAAATACTAATATACAACTATCTTCTACTGTGGAGCCCATAGCTGCTTGGAGCGAGTCAGATCCTTCTTCTAATGTGATAGAAAACATACTTAATGCTAACTATACTGAAAATAATTTTGTATCCGTAACTTCCTCAGATAATGGAGGATTTGTGTATGATATTGACCCTATAACTAGTGCTATACTAGGTAACAATGTACCTTCTACTCTAGCAGAAGACGCAAATGCTTCCGCTTCAGGGTTTACTTGGGACCCTGACTCAGAGTTAGGCACAAATGATACTGACTTAATTATAACTAATAGTTCAGCTACTTATATAAGTCCAGTAAGAGATTTAGGTGAAGTGGTTCGTGGATCCTTAGTAATATCATCAATAGTATCTAGTGCTCTTAGCCGTAACTTTTTACAAGTATCTGATAGTCTTATAACTGGGGTGGCCGAGGATAGTGGCCCTAACTCAAATGTGCTATACGATGCTGATTTTGAGATAGGTAATATAGTAGGATTTAATAATACTGACTTTTCTTTCTCTTTCAGTAATACTAGAGGAACTATTACAGCAACTTCTCCAGATACTAAAATATATGCTATATACAACCCAGGACAAGAAGTTATTGGAGAAGTAGACCCTGAAGATGATACTTCCAACGCATTTACTTATGCATTAGTAGCAGGGGCTATAAATGCTCATGCTATAGAACTTTCTAATATTTTTTATTCTAATGGCAACCCTGTACCAAATGGAAATACTAGTTCAAGCTCTATATTATCTAATCTAACTCAAAGTGGAAGTACTTATAAACTAGTAGATCTATACCAATTTACCGATACTTTTGGAGATAGCACTTTTGCTCCTCAACTTGATGTATCTAAAAATGTTTTTGTTAGGTTTTCTAGCGCTAATGTATTTGAGACTGCTAACAGTGGATCTTCAAAGCCTCATGGTAATGTAAATCCTGACTTATTCGATTCTACTGACTTAGAAGGTAACTGGACTAAGCAGTATAATGGTCTGCGTAACTTCAGATATTTTCAAGTTAAACTAGATATTGATATACCTGAGTATGGAGAAACAGCAAATACATATCTAGATAACTATTCCTATGAAGTGGTAGCCCCTAGAAAGAACTTCACTACTACAGCAACAACTACAGGCACTATTAATGGTAATATAATAATTGACTATAGTAGCGCTGAGTTTTATAAAACTCCTGCAGTATTCTGTCAGGTTTTGAGCATAGGATCTTATTCTGCTCAACCTATAAATTTGACAAATAAATCAGTAACTGTTAATATATATGATAGCCAAAATGGTAACTTAATAACTGACCCAGGTATTGAAGTACTAGTATCTGCTATAGGAGCATAGAATGTCATTATCAACTTCAAACACTTTTCACACTGCTGCAACTACAGACTCTATATCCGCAGCTAGAGGATATTGGAATAGCTCATTCAAAGCTTTACTGCAGAATTTTGCCAGTGCAAACACTACTCCAGGCATACCTAATATAAACTACGAAGGAAGTGAAATAACTCCTCCTCAAGGTATGTTACACTATAATAGTACTACAGGGGCTGTATACCTAAATACTAATAAGTACGGGGCTGGCCCTTATGGTAGTTTTAGGAGGCTAGGATTAGGTACGAGAGCTTACTCAAACTTATCTGCTGCATCTTCTGATTCAGGATCTTTAGACCCTGGAGAGCTTATAGTTGTTATAAATGATACTGGGGGATCTCCTGCTAATAACAGAGTATACTTAGTGTCTGATAGCAATAAGACCTTAGTTGATGTATCTAGACAAGCCGATAGATCTATATCTAACGTGTCTATAAAAGCAGAATCAATAACAGGTTTTGAAATAGCTACAGGAACTATAAATAACACTCATATAGCTGATGGAACAGTTATAGCAGCTGATGTAGAGGATAATTCTATAACAGATGAAAAATTAAACTCAACACTAGTTTTACTAGGGATGGTGTTATAATGATAAGTAAAGTTTTATTTGGAATTTCTTTGGCAGCATCTATAGCTTCACTATTTTTATTTATTTCAAACATGCGTCTACAAGAGAACTTAGCGGAAGTTAATGCGGCTTATTCCGCTCAAAAAACGACCCTTTCTGATATAAAATCTAAAATTTCAAAATCAATAGAAGAAAATTCTGAATTACAATTTAGGTTACAAGACGCTCAAACAGAAATAAGCGAGCTACGAAATGTTTTAGTAAATCATAATCTTACCAAGCTTGCTAAAGAAAAACCAGGACTTATAGAAACGAGAATTAATAATGCTACTAAAAAGCTTTTTAATGATATCGAGCGTATTACTGCTGAGTAGTTGCTCTGAAGAGGTAGTATATACGCCAGAAGAATCTTCACCAGTAATACTACAGGGCAAACCTTTACCTGTCACTACTTACGAGGTACAATTTAGAGTAGTTACACAAGATAACTTAGACGATTTTCTAGAAGAAATAACTAATTTAGAAGGAGATTTAGTGTTTATAGCCCTATCTGTTGAAGATTATGAACGACTATCTCTTAATACTCAAGACTTAGTAAGATACGTAAAACAGCAAAAAGAAATAATAGTATACTACGAAAGAATACTAACTGATGACGACTCTGTACTGTAACGGAATGTATAGAAGCGGCTCAACTTTTACCTTTAATCTTTGTAACCGTCTTCATAAAGAGTATAAAGACCAAGTACCTAAGCCTCATAAAATACATGAGAAATGGAGTGTGCGATCTAAACCAGATGACTTGCTTATATACTCATATAGAGACATTAGGGTGTCTGCTGCATCTCTGATGAGAAAAAAGAATTTAGATATAAACAGTTTTGCTCAATTTTATAAAGGCGGCCTGATTAGTTGGTTAGAGATGCTAGTTGACTATGATAATGCCGTAAAAAATAGTCATAACAAAAAATTAATATTAAGGTATGAGCAAGATATAGTAACATTAAAAAATGCTATAACTAAAACGTCTAAGTTTTTTAATATAAATCTAAGTAATTCTAAGCTTAAAGACTTAGCTACAGTATTTAGTTTGCAAAATACAAAAATTTTTGTAGACGCCCTAAACAAACACGACGTTCATACTCAGTACCATCCAAATCATATAAGCGTAGATAAGACTGATTACAGAGACTACTTTGATAGTTCTATATATAGTAACAACGATAAAATAAAAGACTGGTTAGTTAAAAATAACTATTAATGGGTCTAGGAGCATAAAATGGGTAATGATCTACATGATTCAGAAAATAACGTAAAAAAGATAAAACTAGATTTAGAGATAGATACCTCTGTAACTAATAAAGGTAAAAACCCTTATACTAATTTAATATATTTATCTGAGGTTATAGATAGCTGGAGAATATGGCCTAGGCTATTTTTAACTGTATACGTAATATTACTTTATAGGGTCGTTGATTGGTTTATGAAGTTAGACGTTCCTACAATGGAGCAAAGTGGTTTAGTGTCAGTAGTAGTAGGGGCAGGTGCTGCGTGGTTTGGTTTATATATAGGCACTAACAAGAAGCAGAAAGACGACTAAAAATTAAAAAAAATAAATATTGTCAATATAATCATTTTGACATATAATAATAAAAAATGGAGAGTGAGCGATGGCTAAAATCGACGCAAATAGAAATATTAAACCATTACCTAATGAGTTTAGGAACGTAGATACATTATCTGACTTAGAAAGAGAGAAAGTTTATTTACATAAATCTAGTGCTGATAACCCAGAAATTAATATAACTCAGGCACAAACTAGAGGCTCTGCTACAGGCATGGTACCAATTAGAAACAAAAATAATAGATAGGAGATTATAATATGAGACGAGAAGTTCGTGGCAAAACAACAGACTTAATGTCTAGCGTAAGAGGTGATGATAATAACTTTATTGAGTCCCCAGACGGAAGACCTACAGGCAGACGCAATGTAATGAAGTCCCCTGTAGATGGAGACGGGGGCACTCCTGCAATGCGCGGAGTACGAACCGGGCCCGTAAATGCAGATAAATCAAAAGTTGGTGGGAACTCTATTGAGAACCATGTATCAGCTAAGCCGTTAAAAGGCGGAAGCGCATCTAGGACTCTTAAACCAGGGCATTCGACTAATAAGTTTAAATAAAATAAAAAATGGCGGGAAAATATCCCGCCATTTTCTTAACTAATAGCCTGCCGCATGGTAGAGAAGAAATTTCTTTTATAGTAATTTTCTAGCTCTCCTAGACTACCAAATAATTTACCATTCTGAAAAATACAAGGAGAAAAGTTTCTGCCTTTATTTATCGCTTCTTGAGCAGTAAGTTCTGAATAAACAATAAATTGAACATTATCTTCTTTATGCTCTTTAAAAATACTAGCTACTTTGGGAGTATAGGTGCAGTCGGGCACATGGTATACTATCCAGGTACTAGTTTTAACATTATCTTTAAGCCAGTACTCTTTAGTAACTGGCTTTTGTTCTTTAATCACCGTATTTTTTACGGTTGATGTATTAGTTTTTACGTTTGCTTGTTTCATTTTTTATCTTTCTTTTAGCTGTATAAGTTAGTATTTGCTACTTATTATACATGCTCTCCGTTTGCCGCACGACCATTATATTTAAAATTTGTTTTAGTTAAAGCTTGAGGGCTAGTATTTGCAGTACGAAATGTGATAGCAGTAATTGTAATACCGCTAATAAAAAGAATATGGGCTACAACACTTATACCAAAAGCAAAAATGCTACCTAAAATTGCAGCAAAAAGTCCGCTCCAAATAAAAGCAAGAACTTGAAACATCATATGTGCGGTAATTGGGTCTAGATTTCTAAGGGGCGAGCTTTGAATTGTCATAACGCTATCGTAAGCATTTTTTGGAATAGCAACTATAGTTTTAATAGTTGTCGCCCAACCAGGAGTTGTAGAGTAAATCATACTTTAGTCCTTTTTTACTATATATTGATTTATTTGTGATTACACAGCCATATCCATTTTTATTGCGGGATGATGTGTATAATTTTTGAGGGTAAACATACTAACAGTGTTTATGTCAAACTCACTTTTTAAACCTTCAGATAAGTTAAAGTCATTTGATATTTCTATAGTTGGTAGAGGGTATTCAGTTCTTGTTAACTGCTCTTTAACTTGTGGTATATGGTTTAAATAAATGTGAGCATCTCCAATAGTGTGTACAAGGTCTCCCACATCAAGACTGCACTCGCGAGCAATAATATGAGTAAGCAGTGCGTATGAAGCAATGTTAAATGGAACCCCAAGAGCTGCATCAGCAGATCTTTGATACATCTGACAACTCAGGCGTCCATTGTATACGCGAAACTGGGAGAATACGTGACAGGGGGGTAGCGCCATAGCATTGTTCTGGTTAGGATTCCAGGCGGATAGTATGAGTCGTCGTGAGTTAGGGTTAGTTTGGATTTCATTAAGCAACCATTCGATCTGGTCAGTTCCTCTGTGGGGATTGAAACCGTCGAAGTTGCGCCATTGATAGCCGTAAACTGGTCCAAGTCCTTTATAGAAGTCGTGGTGTTCATAGCCGAGATCTTTACCTTGGGCATTTGCATTAGCAGTCCAGATAGTCTTTTTTTCAACAAGCTCTGTTCGGTCTTTGGCATATGTAAGTTCAGCCAGTCTTCGTTCATCTGTGCTTCCCTCAAGAAACCAGATAAGTTCTCCAACAACTGCTCTCCATGCGAGTTTTTTTGTGGTAACTGCAGGAAATCCATCTTGTAGTTTGAATTGCATTTGGTATCCGAATATGGATTTTGTTCCCACCCCAGTTCTGTCTTTTGTTTCTTCGCCATGCGCTAAAATATCCTTTAACAGTTTATGATATTGCTTCATATTTACTTTTTCCTGTACTTCTCAATTAAAAGACCCCCAAACGTTTCAGAAGTGCTTAAGTAAAAATGCTGTGTATCAATTTCAATAAATGTATCACAGTCAAATGCCCCTTGAATACGGCTTACCCAAACTTCTTCGATTATAGGTAAGCATCCTTTTAATAGTTGGGCGCCTCCAATAATCCAAATATCTGGTTCTGACGTAAAGCGTTCTTGTATAATAGCGAGTATTGCTCTTCCAATATTTTTGCTACTAAATCTTCCGTGATAGCCTTCTTCAATATTAGGGTCCGAAGTTATTACGTAGTTTACTCGGTTTGATAGTGGCTTGCGAGGTAAACTCTCCCAAGTTTTACGGCCCATTACTACTACATCGCCATCTGTACTATCCTTAAACCATTTAAGGTCTTCAGAATTATGCGGCCACGGAAGATCATTATTTTTACCAATGCCCCAGTTATTGTCTGCTGCAAAGATAGCTCTTATTGTCATTTACTTATTAATAGCCTCTGTAAGAATATTTTCTACTACTTTAGGATTCTCACTCATATCGATAGCTTCTTTTATATGTGCTGTCAAGTCCATTAATTGCTTGTTTAACGTAATAGTCTCTTTACCTGCATTAAGATTTTTAATGTATTTAGCGCGACCACTAAGAGGTAGGGCTTCTAATAGATTATCAATAGAGCCGTGCTCTTTAATTAAAGCTTTACTTCTTACTGGCCCAATACCTTCAATCCCTAGAATACCATCAGACTTATCTCCCTCAATCATTCTAGTGTGTAAGAATTGTTCAGGAGTTAGGTTTTGGTCTTCATATAAAGAGTCTAAAGAAATTTCTTTCCTAGAAAATAGGTTAAATATGTGCACATTAGTATCTAACAGTTGATAAAGATCTTTATCGCTAGAGACAATCCATACATTATCATATTTATTTTTTAGATTAGTACTTAAAAAGCTTATAAGGTCATCTGCTTCTATACCCCTAAACTTATATTGTTCATAAGGCAGTATGTCTGCTGTGTATTTTAAGCAGTCAAAAAAGGCTGTAAATCTAGCTTGCTCTTCTTCTGTTCTTTCTACTTTTCTATTTTGCTTATACCCAGGAAAAACAGTTTTTCTAAAAGTAGAAGATCCTACATCAAAACAGCAAATAATTCTAGATGCGCTATAGCTTTTGCCTAAACTACTTACAGTTTTAACATAGTCATCAGAATAGCTATCAAAATTGGGTCTGTGAAAATACCTAAAAGCTACATTGTTAGCATCTATAAGTAAAAGGTTGTTTTCAGTTTCAGGTAAATTATCTTTTTCTAGCTCGGCTAGATCGTTCCAAGAAGGGGACATATACACTCCATATTTATAGTTATACTTTATAATAGCAAAAAACTAAGCTACTAGCAAGAATAAATTACACTACTTTAGCCAGCCAATCATCAAACAGGCCCATCTTAAAATACAGACCACTCACTTTAACAGTTATTTGGTCGTCTAACTCTGTATCATCGTCCCAGCAGCAGTATATTTTACTTCTATCCCATTTATATACTAATAGAGGTTTCTTTTTCATAGTGTCTGCTTCACGTATTGTTTGCCTCCAAAAATCTAGTAACAAAGATGATTTTTGAGCAGTAAGTAGATTGTTCCATAAAACTTCTTTATGGTGTTTAGCTTCTATACAGTAGGGAAAATCTGGTAGCCAAGGACAGTAAACGTCTCCTTTTAAATAAGCTAAAGCCCCTGATAGAGGCACTCTTTCAAACTTATTATCAAATTTTTTTGAGAAAGCATCTCTAACTACATACTCAAAGTTTCTTCCTTTAGTTTTACTTTTAGAACTCATAATATACTCCTATGTTAATACTATTTTAATAAAGTATAAGAATAGGTAGCACAAAAGTCTAATATTAATACTAAAAAGAGCGCAACTTGCGCTCTTTTTTTTCTTACAAAGAAAAGTCAGAAAAGGTATCTTTGTCCACGTCCTGCTTGGTACCGCCTATAATATACGAAGAAATCTCTGTTTCTTGAGGAGCTACTTGTACATCAGCTCCTGAGATCCATTGCTGGGTCCAGGGAAGCGGATTGGCTCGAGGTACGCTAAAAGGAGGCTTCATATTAATAGCTGTAATACGTTTATGAGTAATCCACTCTATATAGTCGTGTAGAAGGGCAGCATTAAGACCAATCATGGAACCATCTTTAAATAAGTAGTTTGCCCACTCTTTTTCTTGCTCCATAGCTGACATAAACATATTCAATACTTCTTCTTCACACTCTTTTGCGATCTCTACATAGTCTGGATCGTCTTTAGGTAGCAATTTAAGAATTTGTTGGGTAGACGCTAAGTGTAAGTTTTCATCTCTAGCAATAAACTTAATAATTTTAGCATTACCTTCCATTTTTTTAAGCTCAGCAAACGCCCAGCTACAAGCAAAACTAACGTAAAATCGCACACCCTCTAAGATATTTACAGAAGCTAAGCACAAGTATAGCTTCTTTTTAATATCTCTTAGATTAACTGTTACTTTTTCTCCATTAATTACATGCTCACCCTCACCAAACAGTTCTAGCAACTTAGAGAGTTTAATAAGGTCGTCATAATGCTCTGTAATATCATCAGCACAATCAACTATTTCTTCTATATTCATCATTTCGTCGAATATCTTAGACGGATTAGAATAAACATTACGAATAATATGCGTGTAAGACCTGCTGTGTATAGTCTCAGAAAAAGTCCAAGTAATTATCCAATTTTCTAATTCAGGAATAGTTACAATAGAGCCAAACGCTTCTACAGGCGCTCTACCTTGAACACTGTCTAACAAGATTTGTCTTTTTAGGTTAGAAGTAAAAATATGCTGCTCAGATTCCGTTAATTCTTTAAAATCTTTAGAGTCTTTTAGTATGTCTACTTCTTCTGGTCTCCAGAAAAATCCTAGTTGCTTATCTGTTAGTTTATCAAATGCTTTATACTTTAAAGTATCAAACCTTTGCATACCTAAGCTATTTTCTTGGTCTAAAAACATTAATGCTTTTGTGTGATCATTCTTTTTAATATTTAATACTGACATATTTTTTCCTTAAATTATGCAACTGTCGCAGTCATTATCATCTACGTTCGTTTCTGTGTTTTCGTCCATACTATTAGTATCTAGCTCGCCTTGACCGTCAAAGGTATTGAAGTAATATAGCTGTTTTCCTCCATATTTATAAAACATAAGTATGTGTTTTAACATTTCACTTAAAGGTATTTTTTCATCCGGGTAAAAAACAGGATTATAGCTTGTATTAGCGCTAATTCCCTGATCTACGTATTTCTGAAGTACTGATACAATTTTAATATACCCTTCTGGGCTTTTATGGTCCCATAGTAAATCATACTTATTTTTTAGTTTATGTATACCTGGAACTACTTGTTTTAGAATACCATGCTTAGACTGTTTAACGCTTACAAAACTTCTAGGAGGCTCTATACCGTTAGTAGAGTTAGAAATTTGAGCACTAGTCTCAGCAGGCATTAGAGCCATTAAGGTGCTATTTCTAATACCTGATGTTCTTAATTCTTCTCTCAAAGACTCCCAGTCCATTCTTTCTGTATGAGGTACTAGCTTATCCAGCTCTTTTTTATAGCTTTGATTAGGGGTTATACCTTTAGAGTACTTAGTTTCATTGTTTTTAGGGCAACGTCCAAACTCTTTAGCTAGCTTTACGCTTGCTTTTATTAGGTAGTAACTCCAAGCTTCTGCCCATTCATCTATAAGCTCTAAGTTAGGATCTTGGTACGTGCTATTATTTTTTGCTAACCAGTATGCAAAATTTATTATACCAATACCTAAAGGCCTTCTATTAATAGTACTATTTCTAGCTGCTATAATAGGATAGTCTTGATAGCTCAATAATGCATCTAGGCCTCTAACTGCTAGCTCACATACTCTCTCGAACTCGTTAGGACTCTTTATAATACCCCAATTAATAGCAGATAAAGTACATAAAGCTATCTCTCCTTCTTCGTCAAAAACATGAGTTAAAGGCTTTGTAGGTAGGTCAATTTCTGCGCACAAGTTACTCTGTTTTATAGGAGCCACACTTTCATCAAAACTAGAATGACTATTTGCGTGATCTACGTTTTGTAAGTAGATACGTCCTGTGTTTTTTCTCTCTTCTACAAAAGAGCTAAATAGTTCTATAGCTTTTATACTTTTCTTTCTTATTTTAGGGTTACGCTCTGCCAACTCATATAACATCTTAAATCTATCAGGGTCGCTATAAAAAGACTCTAAGACTAAAGGAACGTCATTAGGAGAAAATAAGGTTATGTCTTTGCCCGCAATAAGTCGTTCATAAAATAGTTTATTGAATTGCACGCCGTAGTCCATATGGCGCACACGGTTATCGTCGGTACCTTTATTGTTCTTTAATACTAGTAAGTCTTCTACTTCGAGATGCCATATTGGGTAGTATAAAGTTGCTGCCCCATTACGTACTCCTCCTTGAGAGCAGCTGCGTGTAGCTGCTTGAAACATTTTATAAAAAGGTATAACTCCAGTATGATAAGCGTCTCCATTACGAATAGGAGAGCCTAAAGCTCTAATAGCTCCA